GACCAACTGATATTGAGAGAGTTTGTTGAGTATATGACTTGCGGTAATGAAGACCACATAGGTATGGAATACACCGTCAAAGAGTTTAAGGATAACTTAGAACAATTTAGGAAAGAAAGAGAATGAAACTAGCAGTAATATTTTTAGTAGCGTACATATTTTTAATACTCGTTGTAGTAAGTGGAGAATAGATGAAAGATAAATGTTCACACATATATGTAATGTTTAGGATTGATGGAGTAGAAACTATGCACAAAAGTGATCTAACTATTACCACCACGAACCCAGAAGTAGTGCAAGAGACAATAAATATAATAACTGGCGATATTATGAAATATATAGAAAAGCACACAGGTAAAGGGAAAAACGGCATTACAGAATAGATTCTAAGGCACTTTATCAGAAGAATTGATACCAAGTACCTTAAAGAATATAATTATATAGGTGTATAGGATGGTTAGTAAGTTTGTGACACCCTCACTTACTATTTAGTTACACGGCAGGGTAACGCATCCTGTATACCTTTATGATTAAACGCACAATTACCGCATGAGGTATAATATATTCATGACAACAAAGGAAAAACCTAAGTCAGTTATTACCCGCAAAGGATCTACCAAACAATACACATTCACAGGAATAGATAATAAGGAATGGACTATCAATGAGAAGCAGAAGCTATTTTGTGAGTCATACGCAGATCCATTCACTTCTGGAATACAAGCAGTGGTGGATGCAGGATACAATGTTCACAGCAAAAAGAATAAAATATTGAATCAGAATTTGGCAAGAGTTATGGCTTCAGAAAACCTAATGAAACCTAACATTTGTGCCTATTTAAGCGTACTCTATGATAATGAGGGACTAAGTGATGCAGGAGTGGACAAACAAATGTCTTACAATATAAACCAATTCAAGAATCTAACAGCCAAGAACCAAGCAATATCAGAATATAATAAAGTCAAAGGTAGACATTCACCAGAGAAACACGAGGTTAAGGTTACTGGAGTTGAGATAGTAGATTATAGTAAGGCGAAAAAAAATGACAAAAATAAGACTACCTCATAATTTTGAACCAAGAGATTATCAGATACCACTATTGAGTGCTTTAGATAGCGGGTATCTAAGAGCAGTAGCCGTATGGCATAGAAGGGCTGGTAAGGATTTGGCTATGATTAACTTCACAGCTAAGAAGATGTTTGAGAGAGTTGGTGCTTACTATTATTTCTTCCCAACATACAGACAGGCTAAGAAGGTTATATGGGATGGTAGAACTAGAGATGGTAATAAGTTCACAGACTACATACCACAAGAGGTAAGGAAGCGTACAAACAAACAAGAGATGCTAATAGAAACTATAAACGGTTCTATCTTCCAACTAATAGGTACAGATAATATTGATGCGGTTATGGGTGCTAATCCTATTGGCTGCGTATTCTCTGAATGGTCATTACAAAACCCCGCAGCTTGGGACTATGTTAGACCAATACTTGCAGAGAATGGTGGCTGGGCTGTATTCATATACACACCAAGAGGTAAGAATCACGGGTACACATTACTAGACACAGCAAGAGCTTTTCCTGATGTGTGGCATACAGAGGTATTAGATGTTGAAACAACCAAAGCAATAGCACCAGCAGTATTGAATCAAGAATATGATGAGATATTTAGGAAAGATGGAACGGATGCACTCTACCAACAGGAGTATATGTGTAGCTTTGAAGTACCAATACAAGGTGCTTACTACGCTAAACAACTGATGTTAGCGGATGAAGAAGGTAGGATAGCCAGTGTTCCTTATGATATGAACACTCCAGTGCATACATCTTGGGATCTAGGGATAGATGATTCTATGTCTATATGGTTCTTCCAGATCGTAGGACAAGAGATACACTTCATAGATTATTATGAGAGTTCAGGAGAGGGGATAAACTACTACATCAAATACTTAACAGACAAACCATATATTTACGGCAGACATTTCGCACCACATGATATTAAGGTAAGGGAACTAGGTACTGGTAAGAGTAGATATGAGACAGCAAAAAGTCTTGGTATAACCTTTGAGATTGGAAAGAATCTAGCGGTAGTAGAGGGTATACAGGCTGTTAGAAACTCACTAAGCAGGTGCTGGTTTGATAAGGAGAAATGCGATAGAGGTCTATCAGCACTAAGAAGCTATCACAAGGAGTGGGATGAAGAAAACCAAGTGTTCAAGAATAGAGCCGAGCATGACTGGTCATCTCATGGTGCTGATTCATTCAGGACATTTGCCGTAGGTTATAGGGAGTTGATAACAATGCCACCAGCAACAGTGAAACCAATTAGAGATGATCCATACCACAGAGCAGCACACACACCACCAGTAGACTTTGAGAGAGGGGTACTATGAGTGATTTCAAACCCTATGAGGTAGAAGAAGTGTATGCGTGTGAACTAACAAAGGATGAAGCACTACTCATCCAGAGTATCAGAGGTATGAACTATGGATCTATTACAGTTCATTTAGTTAGCAAGAAGATTGTGCGTACTGAAACCGTAGACAGTGAGTTAATGGAGAATAGAAAGAATGATTCAGTTACCATAGCCTTTGAGAGAATTACTAAGTAAAGTATTAGGAATGATATAATAACAATATGGAAAAAACAGAACTAAAAGGTGAAAAAGACATAGGTAGAGTGAAAATTATCAAGGCTGGTTTATACATGAAGAATCAGGTTGTTGTTAGGATGATTGGAGAAGAATATTTTGAATACTTAGTAGCGTTTAAGGGACAAATATACAGTCAGTATATTATAATTACACCAACAGCTAAGAATGGAAAGCTAACAGAGGATCAGATAGGAGAGTGCCGAGACCTTATATGGGCTGGTGCAGAAGCTACAATAGAACAGTTGTTAGGAATTGATAAGGTAGATCCACAGACCAAACATTATTTAGACACATTTGAAAGTAACAGAGAAAAAGTTGAAGGTAAAAAAGATGGCAAAAAAGCAAAATAAAAAAGCTAAAGAAGAAAAGAAGATAGACGAACCTATTAACGACTATACAAAACTATCAGCACAGGTTAAAGCTGAATATAACTTGGCTTGGAAGAACCAGAAGCCTAAAAAAGATGAAGCAGAAATCCGACTAAAACTATACAACAATCAAAAGAGAGATAAGACAGCAGTTGGTGATACAACTATGTTCACTGTTATGCAGACAGTTCTAGCATCATTATATGTAGACAGACTTGATGTTGAGTTTGAGGGTAGAGAAGAAGGGGATGAAGAAACAGCAGACAACCTAACAGCTATGGCTAAGTTTGATTATGACGAGATGTGGAAAGCTGAATTAGATTATGATTGGGATTGGGACACTTGTTTCTTTGGTCATGGTCTTGTGGCTATGGAAGAATATGAGAGAGATCCAGAGAACAATATGTTTGTACCAATGCCTTCGGTTATAGATCCATTACTATTCTTACATGATCCACTAGGAGTGTCAGTCAATGGTAACAGGGCTGGTAAGGGTGCTATGAGATTTGGTGGCTATGAAATAAAGATGACCAAACAGGATATGTTAGACCATCCACATTTCTTTAAGGAAGGTCTTAAATTTGAAAATATAAACTTTGGTGGTGGTATGCACTCAATATTAACCAGTGCGATAGAAGCTAGAGATGAAGCACAAGGTAGACAAGCATCACTGAAAAATGAAGGCGAGAAAGAACTAGGAGATAATGCACAGTACAACATAACAGTTTGGTATACCCACGCAACACTTGGTGGGGAAAGACCTGAAAAATACAAAGTGTTCTTGGCTAATGAGAGAGGTAAAGTTGTAGGTATACAAAAGATTGAGAGAAAGTTTGGTAAGAGAATCCTATTCCCAATAGTTGACAGATTTTTATACCCAACAGCACATGATTGGGATGGTACAAGTATTCCAGATTTAACAGAGGACAAACAGAGAGCAAGAGCAGTAGCACAGAACTTAGGGCTAAAGGCTATGAAGGCTGATATACATCCAATGTATGTGTATGACTCCAACAGGATTAGAAACAGAAACGACCTTAACTTTGAGTTCAACAAGTTTGTACCAGCAGACATTGTAGAAGGTGGCAGCGTTGCTGGTGCTATTCAACCTATTAACAAAGCATCACCTAACATGAACCTGTTAGACTTTATATATACATCACTGGATGCTTCAGCACAGAAAGCTACAGCTACACCTGAAATACAGCAAGGTGCTATGAGTGATCAAGAAAGAACTCTAGGAGAACTAAACCTTATTTCTTCAAAAGTAGACACAAGATACTCACTAGCAGCTAAGATATTTGGATGGAGTGAAAAAGGATTCTGGTTTCACTGGTTCTCCTTGTATGATGAGAATTTCGCAGAGAAGATTGATGAGAAGATAATAAGAATAGTTGGTGCATTTGGTGCTAAGTGGAGACCTCTAAAGAGGGGAGACTTCATACCAAACATCTCACCTGATGTAAAGATTGAATCAAACATACTATCCAGAGCCAAACAGTTAGAAGAAAGACAGTCATTAACAGTGTATCTGGGGTTTGTGTTTGAAGATCCTACAACCAATAGAAGATATGGATTAAAGAAGCTAGGAACATTACACGGTTTATCTAAGGATGAACTAGACAGATTATTACCACCTACAATAGATGAGAGAATAGCTGAAGATCAGAATGTATTATTAAGTCAAGACAAGACTGTTCCAGTAAAGGTAGAGGATGACCACAATGTTCATTTAGAAGTACACGCAAAAGCTA